GAAAAATTAGCAAAACTATTAAACCCAGAAATTGAACACAGTGAGAAAACGGAAATTCTTCAAGCGTTACGAGTTGATTACAATAGTGTACACACTGACTTTGAAGGATCAACGGCTTCAAACAACAAGTTTAAAAAGAACAATGATGACCTTCTCCAGTCGAATAGTATGTTGTTTCGTCAAGCAGGGATACTTGGGGATACAACAAAAGACGAAGAAGTAGTACAGAAACAATTTAGTGAAACGGTAACATTAGAACAACTCGAAAAACGAGCGTGATTCTAAGTACCGATTGAGAGGGGAACAACGACAATGGCACGTATAGTCATGAAAGACATTAAAATGGATTTAGGTTTAACTGAAACATACGACATTATTAACGCTATTCGTAACAGTAATCCAAACTTTGCAAACTATGTTCCGTTAGCAAATGCAGATAATGTTGCAGAAATTGGTGCAGGTATTCTATTAACACAAGCCGTACAAAATGATTTCATTAACGCGTTGGTTGACCGTATCGGTTTAGTGGTGATTAAATCAGCTTCATTAAAGAATCCACTGGCGAAATTCAAAAAGGGGCAAATGCCTTTAGGACGTACTATCGAAGAAATCTTTACCGATATTACGCAAGCTAAAAAGTATGACCCAGAAGATGCAGAACAAACGTTATTCAAACGTTCGATTCCAAATGTAAAAACGTTGTTCCACGAACGTAACCGTCAAGATTTCTATGAACAAACGATTCAAGATGATTCATTAAAAACTGCATTTGTATCATGGGGCAATTTTGAAACATTCTTAGGCTCTATTGTAAACTCAATTTACAATTCAGCAGAAGTAGATGAATATGAGTACATGAAATTACTTATTGACAATTACTATTCACAAGGATTATTCAAAGTTATTCCAATCGTAAAACCAGATACAGAAACGGCAGCAAAAGATTTCATCAAAAAAGTTCGTGCAACTGCATTGAAAATGGACTTACATTCTGGTTCACGTGATTTCAATTCTCTAGCCGTTCGTACACGTACAGATGTTGCGGATATGCATTTAATCATTGATGCTGATTTACGAGCAGAAGTAGACGTTGACGTTTTAGCAAGTGCATTCAATATGGACAAAGCATCGTTCATGGCAAATGTAACGGTTATTGACGGTTTCGCATCTACTGGTCTTGAAGCGATTTTGATTGATAAAGAGTTTTACATGGTGTATGACAACAACATGAAGATGGAAACAGTTCGTAACGCAAAAGGTCTTTACTGGAACTACTTCTACCATATTTGGCAGACCCTTTCTGTATCGCGTTTTGCAAATGCAGTGGCATTCGTTTCTGGTGCAGTTCCTGCCGTTACGCAAGTTATTGTTGACCCTGTCATTTTAGCAGTTAAACAAGGTGCAACATTTGAATATACGGGTTATATTCGTGCTACCGACAACGCAGAACACGTGTTAGTTTGGAGTGTTGTTGCAGGGGCAAATACTACTTTAGCATCTGGTTCAGCAATCGACCAAAACGGCGTTCTAACGGTTGGTGCTACACAAACAGGTGAATTATTTGTTAAAGCACACGTTAATATCGGAACAGTGGAAACACCTGTTTTAGTTGAAGGCGAATCAATCGTTACGGTGATGAGTTCATTAGTGTAACGTAACTAAGTTAGGAGGTTGTCAATATGGCAACTGTACCGAGTAGTGGAACGAATGTCAGATTATTGTCTGGCATTCCATTCTCAAATGATTATAAAAATACTAGGTATTTTGATACTCTATTAGAGCAATCTACCTACTTTGCAGGTAAACCAGTTATTCATTCTATGGCTGAATCTAATTTTCAACGCATAGAAGGAAGAACGTTTATTGCAGTAGATAAGAGCATTGACGAATTAATGTCTGTTAATTACGTGATGTTCCAAAATGCCCAATACAATCCGAAATGGTTTTATGGGTTTGTTACAAAGTTAGAATATGTTCAACGTCACATGACGTATGTACACTTCCAGATTGACGTATACCAAACGTGGCGTTTTGAAATGAATTTCAAACCATCGTTTATCATACGTGAACATTGTCCGTTATGGAATCCAGACGGTTCGCCCGTAATCAATACCGTAGACGAAGGACTTGCCTACGGTAGCGATTATGATACGGTACAAGTCGAAAGATGGCGACCTTACGGGGATGTTTATTTTATGGTAATTGTCACAAAAGAATGGATGCACACGGAAGGAATAAATGAAACCACTGGATTAGTTGTTCCAAACATTAACGGTGTTCCGCAACCTCTTTCCTATTATATACATCCGTTTAAAATGAACGGGGGTGTAGTGAATGTGAATGTGGGCGGCACGAACATAAACGCAAGTAGTATTATTGATGTTATACGTGCCATTTCTACACACGATGATGCAGTGAATAATGTAGTGTCGATGTATGTGACTGATTATGTCGGAACGAATCCGATTTATGATGTAGGCTCTAACACCATGACGTTCTCTGGTATTGCGTTTAATCACGCAACCATGAAACTATCCGCACAGGCAACAAACGTTAATGTTAATACGGTATACGCTGATAACATTGGTTCTTACACAAATAAAGATACGTTATTTTCTAATAAGTATCAAGGCTATAACAGTGTAGCGGAATCAAAATTGTTAATGTACCCGTATACAACATTAATATTAGACGATTTAAAAGGCAATCGAACCGTTCTCAAAAATGAATATATTATGGGTGACGATATTGACATTACCGTATTGGGTTCGTTAGGAACATCAAATAAAGTAGTGTATACGGTTACTAATTATTTGATGGGAACGAATTTAGATATGACGAACATATTGAGAGCATCGTTAGAGCATTCGGTCATCAACAATAATCCGAGTGAAATACCGATTGTTACCGACATGTTATCTGCTTACTTACAAGGGAATCGAAATAGTTTAGAAAACCAAAAAGCATCTATCATGTTTAACGGTGCTATGTCTGGCGTGAACAATGCAATTGGCGGTGTAGCAAGTGCAGGAAGTGCGAATCCAGTTGGTGTTGCGAGTGCAGGAGGGCAAATCATTCAAGGTGCAGGAAATACAGTTTTACAATTGCAACAACTTGAAGCAAAGAAACAAGACATAAGTAATACACCGCCCCAACTCGCTAAAATGGGTAGCAATACGAATTTCGATTATGGTAACGGAATTAGTGGGCTATATATCATAAAAAGACAAATCAAATTTGAACACCGTAAGAAGTTAGGGGCATTCTTCAATATGTTTGGTTACAAATTGAATGAAGTAAAAGTTCCTAATTTTCACACACGAAGATATTGGAATTATGTTCAAACATCATCGTGTAACATTACGGGTAATTTCAACAATGAAGATTTAAACGAAATAAAAGCAGTGTTTGATAATGGCATTACATTATGGCATACGGATGATGTAGGCAATTACGCACTAGGAAATGTGGTGTTATAGTGGCTAGAAACGGACAACGACAAAAC